CGTCGATACGGGCGATCGCGCCGCGCAAGAACCGCTCCAAAAGCTCATCATCGGCGGAATGCTCGATGTAGAGCCAACGTTTGAGCGTTGGGAGCGGAACAAGGGCAGTCGCGGCCGGCCGCTCCAATACTGAAACGCCGGCCCACATCACGCGACCCTCTTTTCGGGCTTAGGCTTTACCGTCTTTTCCGGCTTTGGCGCGGCTGTCGGCTTCGGCTTTGGGGGAACGGCAGTCTCGCGAGCCTGCGAAGGATCGACATAGACGGCCTGCGGCGGGACGCTCTCGCACATATCATGCGCCGTATCGTCCGGAACGTCGATTTCATCGCCGGCGTTGTCGCTCACGGTAGGCCCGCAGCGAGACACAAGAAGTTTGATTTTCATTGGGGGTTCTCCATCGGTTTCGAAAGCGGGCGACTGTCGCCGCCCGCCACGCGAAACCGAAGTTAAGCGGCCTTCATCTTGAGATGCTTCACGGCCTTGTCGTTCAAAAGCTCGCCGTCGAACCGGGCAAAGCCGATCATGCCGACCTGAAGGTTTTCGGCAAAACGCTCGCGCAGCGTCATGACCGAGAACCCGCCGACCTTGCGGACGATGTAGCGGCTGTGATCCCCGAAGATGATCGGCTTGGAGCCGGCCGCGATATCGGCCATTGCGTTGTTGACCGAGTAAGGCTTGCCCGAAATGAGATCCGGAGCAGCCGCGCGAACGTCGCCCATCTGCCAGAGATAGTTGCCCTGCCCGTCCTTCAGCTTGCGGATAGTGCCAAGCGTCTTGTCGTTGAACTGCCAGCGGCATTTCGGAGACTGACGATAGCCAGCGTCAACAGAATGGAACAGGTCGATCAGCTCATCAGCGGTCAACGCATCGGCCGCAGCGGCGGCCTTGCCGAGGCCAGACGCTGTCACGATACCGGTCGGCTGGTCTTCTCCGGTCCCGACCGTCAGGCGGCGGTTCGCCCGCTTGCCCATGCGCTCACCGAAGATATTCTTGAGCAGCTTTTCCATGTCAAAACCGGAGTCTTGCAGCAGCTCAAGAGAGATGCGGACAATACCGGTCGAGGTCATGTAGGCGTCGAGGTACTTGGCATCGAACTCGACATCATCCGAACCATCGTCTTTCGCCGGCGCGTTTTCGGCCTTGTCACCCGCCTCGTGATCCGTGTCATCGACAGTCGGATAGGGAATGCGGTTGCCGGTCGCAGTCGTCATCTCTTCGACGATATTACCATCCCACATCGGACCCCAGGTCTGAATGGTCTGATCGATGTTGCCGGCAAAGCCCTGCGGAACAGTATAACCGCCGGCGGCAGAGTCACCGACCGCCTGCGCACGCATTTCGCGCGTCAGATTGAGACGGTTGCGCATCAGAATGCCGCGTTCTTCCGGCGTCAGCTCGTGAGCGCCGAAGCGCAGGACGCGCGAGAATACCTCACGATATTCCTGATCGTTTTCAGCGCCGCGACCTTCGGGCTCATCGTCGTTCACATCGTCCGGAATAGGACGGCGCGGATCAGGTGCCCGGCCGCGCTCTTCCAAATCGACGAGCTTCTGTGCGCGCTCGATCTTGGCATCGAGCGTATCAACTTCAGCCAACATGGCATCGGCTTCACGCTCGATCTCGGCCGCGCGTTCGGCCGGCGTTTCGGTTTTGATTTCGTCGAGCTTAGCCCGAGCATTTGCGATGACATTAGCGCGCTTCTCGCGCAGCTCGCGGAGCTGTACGGTCATTGTAGTTCCTTCGATGTTTTGAAGTGCTTGGCGGCGTCAGTGCCGCTTAGGCGAGTGTCAGCCCAAGAGCCGGGCGAGCTTGGCCTTCAGCCGGCGTCTGATTTCAACGCTACCGGCGGAATGAGTGTCCTGCGCTTTTGCGCGAAATTCCTGCAAGCACCGCAGACCGATATCGGTCCCGTCGTATGCAGGCGTCGTGACGATCGACACATCGTAAAGGCGAACCTTTTTGATGCTGCGAACTGGCGGATCTTTCGTGTCGTCCCACTCGACGTGATCGGGATAGAAGGCGAAAGACATCTTATCGAGGTCGCCGCGCTTCATCTTCGGGACGATCGATCGAACGTCCGGATCTTCCGGATCTAGTTCCGCCTCGATCAGGAGGCCCTTGGCATCTTCCGTCAGCTTAAGGGTTCCGGACCGGGTTCGCGCCAAAGGCAGGCCGTCATGGTTGATCAGGAAAACGACATCGTCTCGGCCGATCGCTTCGGTAAATGCGCCCGGCTCGATTACCTCGATAAAGCTGCCACCGATGTCCGTCCGCTCATTGAAGACAGCGGCATAACCGCCAACCTTGATCGTGTCGCCTTCGGCCCTCACTTCGGCCGGCGTACCGCTGCGGACTTCACGTTTTGTCGTCATCGATTCCTTCTTCCTTTGGTGAGTTGGTCGCCGGCTTGACCTTGCCAAGCATGTCGATCGGCAGCATCGCGCCTTGCATGTGAAGCTTTTCGGCCTCGCCGCCCATCAACGGCCGGTCCTCGACTTCGCGCGTCTCATCTGGCGTCAGATGGCCGGACTGAATGGCTTTGGCGTAGCCTTCCATGCGGGTTTTGAAGTCACCGCGAAGTAGGCCGTCGAGGTTGAGCTTGACAAAGAACTTATTGTTGTTCGGTCCGAACAGCTTCAGGTTCAATTCCTGCTCAAACTGCACGGCCCAACGGGTCAGCGTGTGTTTCACCAGCTGCAAATCTTGCTGTTCGGTGTTGGAGAACGTGCCGCGCGAAAGATCCTGCAAGAAAACGGGCGGTAGCGAATAGATCCGCGCGATTTCCTCGACGATGAAGCGCTTGACCTCGATAAGCTGCGTTTTCTCCGGATCGGCCCCGATAGACTTGATCTCGTGACCGTTTGGAACCGCCAGCGCCAGCGAACGCTTTGCGGTTGCCGCCCTTACGGCATCCGTCATGTCGTCGCCGGCCCGGCTGATTGCCCCCGGCGACTTGTAAGGCCCCGTGATCGTGAATGGCGGGATGCCGCCATTCTGGAAGAATTTAGAGCCGTATTTCGTAACGGCTTGCGCTAACCCTATCGTGTCTTTGCTTGATAGGATGGGCGATCGGTGACCGATCCCGTCCGGCTTGAGCATAAACGGGATGTCGATGACCTTCGCAGCGGGATAGGTGACGGCCTCTCCGTTACCTCGATATTCATAGACCTTTCGGCCCTTAATCCGCCTCACCTTTGTCTTGGTCGGGTCCATCGGCAGAAGCTCGATGATCTCGCCATTCCCGTTCTCGACGATGTAGGTATAGGACCGGCCGCCCGTGAAAACCTGCTCGAAAAGGTGCTTTCGCCAGTCGAAGGACGTGCATTCGGCGCTGATATTGTCGTGCAACAGCCGAGCTAGAGGCGTTGTCGCTTTCTTCCGCGTCTTTCCCGACCTCTGATAGAGGTGAAGAGGCAGCGCAGCGAGCGTTCCCGAAAGGAAGTTGACGGCCGACCAGACTGGCGGGACGCCAAGTGCGGAGTCGATCGTGACAGGCTCGCCACTTGCGGACATGTCACCAAGCCCGACGAACTGGATAATGTTCTCATCGGAGACCGAAACCCGCGGATTTTCGAGATTAACGTCATCGGGCGCGGCCGGCGCGGACTTGCCACGGCGAAACAGGTTCAAGTTCATTAGGCCGCCCTATGTTTGTAGTTTGGATCATCCCAAGGGGAGATTTCTTCAGGCCGGGAGCGGCAAAGCGCGACCCCGACTGACATGGCCTTGGACACCATGCCGTCGATGCGCCCGTGGGCGTTTTCCTTGTCGAACATGCGATGTCCCGTGCGGTTTTCCGCAAAGACGACGCTTGCCGCGCAGCGATCGAGCATCGGGTTAGGGTCGATCTGCATGCGCTCTTCGTAGAGCGCGTTTTCCAGCATGTTGATGCTGTGAGGCATCCACAAGTAGATTTCCTGATCACCGTCCGCAGCTTCCTTGTCGCGATCGAGGATGCGTTTTTGGAACCCCTGCGGATGGATCGTGATAGGAAGATAGACACCGTCATCCTGCAAATGCTCTTGCAGCTGCTCGATGCCATATTGGTCGCCGCCAATGTCTTCAGGCTCGGCCCAGGCGCATATTTCCGCGATAGCCTTCGCCAACCACGAATATTTCAGCCGTGAGCCGGGAATAGCTTCGATGAAACCTTGCTCGGCCCAAACGTCATAAGGGGCCTGATCTTTGTTCGCCCGCTCTTTCAGCGTGTCTTTCGGCGTCCAAAACCACGTTTTTGATACGAATTTCTCCGCATCTTTCGTCTCATCAATCACCCAAGTGAGTGTGAAAGCCGTGAAATCGCGGGTTCTGGAAAGATCGAGGCCGCCAAAGCAGCGATAACCACCTTTCACAAGCTCTTCGACATCGATCGGCTTTTGACAGGCCATCCAAGCCTCGCGGCGGATAGCGGCGTTGACCGATTGCGTCCATTCGCAGAAGTGCAGCCGAGCAATGGTGTTGCGCTTGCCGGGCATCATCTTCGCTTGGTTGACGACGCCTTGCAGATAGACACTTGTCACCGTGACATCGAGCAAAGGGTTAGCCTTCACCCAACACGAAGGATCATTCTCCCAGTCGTCGCCTTCGTCGAGGGAGCAGACAAACGAGAACGTTGTGTCATCTTCGGTAACACCCGCTGCGACGTTCACCGCATGCTGATGCTCTTCCCAACACACCGACTCTCGACTTGTGCCGGAGTTCGTCGCCATGACAAGCAATGGCTGACGACGAAACTTAAACCCACGCTCCAACAACTCCATGACATCCCGGTTAGGATGCTCATGCACCTCATCGCAGAGAGCCCCGTGAGGACGCGGGCCGGACTGTGCAGCGTCAGATGATATCGGTTTAAAGAACCGTTCGTCGCCGCCCCTCGCCTTGTAGGTGAGCTGCCAGACCGGATTTATGCCGGATGTGATGATCCTCTTGGCAAGCTCGGGAGATTGCCGCCGCATGGCAACCGCGTCTCGAAACAGAACTTGCGCTTGGTCCTTTTTAGCCGCAGCCGCGTAGATCTCCGCGCTCGGCTCATTGTCGGCAACCATCATGTTGATGCCGATACCGGCCAGCAAAGGCGACTTACCGTTGCCCTTGCCTTCTTCGTCGTAGAAACGCCTAAAACGACGAAGGCCGGTATCGGCCCACTTCCAACCAAACAGCGCCCCCACGCGGAAAGCTTGGCTGGGATGGAGCATAAACCGGCGGCCCTCGAATTGGCCGCCGTTTAGGAAAAGCTTTGTCTGGAACCAATGAATACGGCGATTTGCTTCCGCAACATCCCATATCAAACCCCGCTCGGGACCGTGGACAAGGTCCAGCAGCTGGCGGCGGCATGTATTCCGGATATGAGGGCCGGCGATGACCGCGCCCCGCAGGACATCGATTGCCCAGGCCGTTACCGGATCTTCCTCATAGGAGACATCCGGCAGTTCAACATCAATCGAAACCGTCATTGCCCTTGAAATCAAATCCCATCTGTCCGGCGCCAGAAAGACCGCGTTCGGCCGATGGCGTCATACCGAAGTCACTGGCAAGCGCCCTGATTTGACGCCACGTTTCGTTGAGCTGGCTGACTTCCGGCCTGCTCTTTTGCTGGTCGCCGTTTCGCGTCTTACTTTCGTAAGTCTCGCCGCCCTCGCGAACATCGAGGCGCAGTTTTTCGTGCCGCTCGATCGTCCAGCAAAGCTGTTCGAACATAAAAACATTGGTTTCGTTGAGCCGGTTTTTGCGAGGGTCACAAAGCGGCGGCGCGATCCGATCCCAGATTGCCGAAACCGTGAATGGGAGGTCATCCGGTTTCAGCTCTCTTGCTCGCTGTCGTCCGCGAGCGTCGAAATTCGCGCCGCCGCCCCCCTCGTCGTCCGTCATCGGGACAACGTTATCGGTGGAAGGCTTTCGGCCTTTCATCTGCTATACCCCTGAAAAGAGTGGCTTTTTCCCTCCAATTCCAGCTCTCTACAAGGAAAGGGATGGCACCGGTGTAGGGTCCGAGGGGGTCCAGAGATCCGACCCACCCCCCTGCCGTGTGACATTTCGGTCACATCGGGGTCGGGGTCATCGGTTCGCGGGATGTCGGGGGTCGATCGGCCAACCGTCGAGGCCGCTAGCGGTTGAGAAGCCCCGACGCTCTTCGGCTTGCTTCGTTGCGTCGTGATGCGTCTTGCACAACGACTGAAATGGCCCATTCCAGAACTTGTCCGGGTTGCCGTTGTGGCGCTCGACATGGTCGCAGACTGTCGCCGCTGTTCGCCGGCCTTGCTGTCGGCAATAGCGACATACCGGCTCGGCTATCAGCTGGTCGCGGCGTATGCGCTTCCATCGTGCCGTCCAATACCAGCGCGTATATTCTTGCGCCGCTTCCGATCGTTGATTGCCCATAACCTGAAACGCGAAAAGGCGACCGGGTTAGGGTCGCCTTTGCATAGCTGTCGCACTGGCCTTGGCTCGATGTCTCTCGCGAGACTGGCAAGGTTGGGTTTCAGATCGCCTTAGCCCTGTAACCTGTCGGTCAACTCTGGCAGCGTCTAGCGCTGGCATCGGAGGGTGTAGCGACTCTGAAGTGGCCGTTGACTAACGACTCTCACAATCTTTCGAGATGCGCAAGAGGAACGTTCTTGATTTCCTTGCCATAGAGCGCGCTCCAAATCCGCGCCACCGGGTCGCGTGAAGCTGGCTTGCTAACCTGTAGCACCACACCTTCAACGCCCGAGAATGGGCCGAACTTCACGAGAACCTTAGTACCGTCACCGATCGTCTTATCGGACTTCATCCGTTCGGTATTCAGACCAGTAAAGGCACCACGATAGAAGCCAAGATCCCGACTGCGAACAACATGATAGCGCTCGCCGGCCCGCAGGAACTCAAGTACACCTTTGACCTCCCGAAGCCGCATAAAGGCCAACGGTGAAGGCAAGATCCGGACGAACACATAGCCCTCGAAACATGCGCGCTCGACCTCGATAAGCTTGCCGGGCTCACCCTTCTTTTGCTTGCGCAAGATGCTGCGCTTTTCACGCGGCACCAACGCCTCAACGCCCGCATCCGACAAGCGGCTATCCACAGAAAGCTCACTGCCATCGACGACAATCAAGCAATACCAGCGGGCGTCATCCGGACGCTGATTGACCAGCTCGGCCGAGGCGGGCGCGAGCTTTGCCCGGTATAGCCGCTGTTGACGCGTCACGCGCTCACGCTGCCATTGCGACGGCTCGGCCGCCTCCACCTCGCAGGCCCCCGCCCGCTTCTTCACGTTCTTAATCCCCGTCATCGTCTTTCAAACCTTGCAAAGGAGCTTCAAAAAATCAGTCAGTGCAGCCTCACAGGCCGCGTCGAGATCAGCGGTTTCCAAATCGACGGATGGAAACGGCACGTAGTTCGGGGAGAAGGTGAAGAAGGGCCAACCGCGCCGCCCGTGCAGCCGGCCCCAGGCATCGAACAAATCGCTACCTTTCTTCACCGATCTCATTTCCCCGCAAAATTCCTCAAGCGCCGCCGGCAAGGGGAAGGGATGGCCGCCACGCATGGCCGCCGTCATGGCATTGACCGAAGGCCAGCCATTGACCGTGAGCTTTTCCCGCAAAAGCTCATCACGGGATTTTAGCCCCGCTTCGATCCGGTCGTTATCGAATTTCGTGAAAGCAACCTGCCCTGTCGGCGGCTGCGATAGGAGCCAGAAGCGCCCGACCATCCACAGAGGCGAGAACGATTTAGCCTCGATCTTTTCCGGGCGAGCCTCGACGGCCGACAAGGGCAACCCTTCCCAAGCCCGATCTTTCAGGTAGTCACCCGGACTTGAGCGCTTCTTGCCGAACTGGCGGACATACGCCGGCGTCAACGCGATGCATGCTTTGCGCTCATCAGCCGAAAGCATGAACCACTCTCGCCTAGCCGTCGCATCGCTGTAATCGGCATACTTCGGCCAAGTCGGCAACCACATCAAAAACTCGCGGCCGATCCTCTGTCTATCGGCACGAGTGAGCGCCCGCGCACCCGCGTTTTCTGGAGAGTTATTTGGAGAGTTTATTGGAGAGGTATTATCTTGGGGGCATGGCTCCCCCAGCTCATGGGGTAAAGCGCCCCCAGCTTCAGACCGCAATTCCCCCACCTTTCGTTCCTCCGGAAAGCAAACAACATAGGATTGGTTTCGCCAGCGCTGGCCCGAGAAAATCCCGTTCTGGATCTCAAGCCAGCCATCGTCAGCCGCCCGCCGCAGCGCGCGCGAAATCGTCTTGCGGTCCCGGCCACTCTTTTTCGACAGGTCCGCGATCGTCGGGAAGCAGCTGCCGCCGTCCCGGTCCATAAATTCAGATAGGACGCGCAACACGTCCCTAGCGGTTGCCGGCAGATCGGATTCCCCGATCGCCCGACGCCACCGCCAGACACGCGACTGCACAGGTCTTTCCTTTTCCGCCATTGTGGCCTTAACCCCCTGCCTTCCAGCTTTTGAAATCGCGATGAAGGCTCAACCACCCGCGCTTTGCGGCGTCATCGCTGTTGAGCTGTTTCTTTGATTGGATCGCCAGCACGCTCTTGAGGCGCGTATCGGCGGCCACCTTGTCCCGCACCGGGCCGCCCGCCCCGCGAGTTTCGAGGAACCGCCAAAAAGACAGGTCCGAAAGAAGGATAGATGCTTGAGTGGTGTAATCGCCGTTGCGCTTATCTGCCTCGCGCCGATCGAGCAGGCTTTCGAGCTGGCGAACCTTGGCGCAAGCCCGGTCAAACATATTGAAGAACCGGAAGAGCAGCGAAACAGCCGATGCAATCAGATCCATCTCATGCCGCAGGATCTCGTCATGAAACGTGGCTAGGATCGCGGTTTCGCCCGTGGCGCGGATGCTAATCAGGTAGGTTCCGGCATCATCCCGCTCGACCGTCCAGCGATCGCCGCGCAGCCGATCAGCCAAACCCTTAAGCCGCTCTAGCTCTCTCTTTTCGTCAACCGATCCGGACATCACACACCACCTAGAACCGTGTGACGGCCCAGGCGGCCGGAGGTATCAGCCGCCGAGACGACGCCCGCCGCGACCAGCTCGGCAATCACGCCTTCGATCGTTGTGTCGCGGACGCCGAGGCCGGAACACATTTCGGCGCGGCTGAAGCTGGTGCGGCCGACTATCCATTTTGCAGCTCGATTCCGCTCGGCCTCGATCCGCTCATGCAGCTCGCGGCGCGGCGTCTTTCGTGGCGCATCGTCGAAGTCAACGCCGCCGTGCCCACCCTCGCCCGGCTCCAATGAATCGCTGTCGAGGTAGTCAGCCCAATCAACACGCCGCATCGTCGTCGTTTGGCCGTAGGTGCCATCAGATTGCAGATCCCAAACAAACCACGCGGTATTCATCCGGCTCGATGCCTTCGGCCCGTCATAGCCTTCACGGTGCATCATCGGGAGCCGGCGCTTGAAAACGTACACGCGCGCCGGCGGGCATTCGTCCATGACAAAGCTGCGATCGTCGTCAGCAAAGCCGGCTAGAAAATTGAGGTTCAACAGCAAGGCCAGCTTGCGTGGACGATGGATGCGAAGCGCATGCGCTACAAACGCGTTAAGCGACTCGCCATAGGGCGGGTTAGTGACGATATCCGGCCCGTCGCCGGCCTCATCTTCATCCGCATCAACGACGCGGGAGCTTTGTAGGAAGTCACCCACCGACTGCGGGACGCCGGCCGCTGATACAGTTCCGCGGTCCTCGATGTCGGAGAGAACGACGCTATAGCCCTTCCGCTCCAATACGCGCGAGATCGCCGCATGCCCGCAAGCCGGTTCCCATATCGTCGAGGTGAAGCTTTCATGCGCAAGCAGTGTCAACGTCGCAGCATCGGGCGTCTGATAAAAGTTATGCCCGCGCGCTTCCTTGCCGGCCGAGACCGTCCCGATCGCGGTACGCAGGTTGCTTTTCGTCGGCAGCATGCCCCTTGCCGATATGTCCGCGATCGTCCGGCCGATCACGCCGGGACTGGCAAGCTCGGCATCCCGAAGCTTGCGAGCGTCGAGGATCACCCGGCGATCGAGGCCGAAAGCCGAAATCTGTAAAATGTCCTCGCCGGCGACATTTTTAGGCCGGCCTTTTTTCGCGACCAATCCGGCAGCTTGCGCCTGATCGTATTCGTTCGCGAGAGCGACCTTTGCGAGGCTTCCAATCTCCAAAGCCTCGACGACCATTGCGTGAGCCGTCGAGATCACGCCTTCGCTAAGCTTCATTCGTGCCGCGAACACATGCGCCGCTTTTGCCTCATCATACGCCCCTTCGGACATGAAGAGGGCCGCGCGCAGATCGCCGGCAGCAAAGAGTTGCTGCGCTTGATCGATCCGGCCCATGAGCGAGGACGCGTCAAAGCGCTCCAAAGCAGCGGGAGGTTGGACAACCATATTCATCAATGGGCCCTCGCCAGACGATCGAGGTAGGTTTGCCCGCGAGTCGTGATCGCAACCACTGTGCAGCGACACCCGCCCGAGATCCGGACATAGCCCGCCGCCTCGCATGCTTCAGCGCTCTTCCGATGCGCCAAAGTGACGAGCTGCATACGCCCGCCGGCAACCCGCCGAAGCATCCGCAGGAACGCCCGGTCACTATCCGCAATCGGGACGGTGATAATCATGCCGGGAATGAAGTCTTTCTCTTTGGGACTTAGCATGGCTCATAGACCCCGGCGTTGATCAGCGCTTCATCAACCTCTTGCCGTAGGTCGTACCACTCGCGCTCGATGCGCATCCGATCAGTCTGGCAAACCTTATCGTCCGCTATCGCATCACGAAGGGCGCGGACGAAGTCCATGGCTTCCTCCATCACGTCCATTACATGCCCTTCAGACAACTTCCGGCCGATGCGCGTCACAGTCATCTTTGGGACCAGGTCATAGCCAAGTGCTTCTGCCATCTTGGCAGTGACGATCGGACGGCCGACAGCCTTATCAAGGTCGATCGCAACATCGATCGGCATAACGATATCTTCGTTCTGCTCGCTGTCGGAACCGTACTTGCTCAAAGTCGCAAGCTTGGGCCTTGTGCGGCCGACAAGCTTAGAGACGCCGTTGATGCGCTCATATGCAGCCGCAACCGAAGCGGTCAGCGACTGGTAAACACCCTCAGAAAAAGGACGCACGAAAACCCCCGTAGGATCGGTGAAATTTTAGACGGAAATGATTCAGTGAATGCCGCGTAGGCCCGCGCTAACTTGGCTCTCAGCTTAACAACGACCCCGAAGGGGAGCCGATGGAATGACTATCGATGCGCTTCGGCGTCAGCATACCTACAAGAGGCGAGATCACGTTGGCGGCCGTCGCCCGCTCGCTAAAATGGAAAGCGCGCAGGTAAATTCAGAAGTCGTCGGGACGCGCCCGTTATTTGTCAGGATACATATCCGGCCGCAGTTCGTGGCGCGACACTCCGGACACCCGCTCAACGTCGAGCACCCGAAGCGGCGGCACCTCATCCCACTGCAGAACAGCCGAAGGCGTAATATCTAGCCGACGCGCAAGCTCGCTGGCACTGCCAACAGCCTTGACCGCTTTCTGTAGTGAATCCGCGAACTGAGTCATGCGCCGATATAAGGCATTCTTTCAAAAATTGGCAAGGCAAAATTTAATGGACGCGAATTCACAGTCTAGGCCAGTTATAAGCATGGCTAAGAATGAGCGATCAGCAAAAATCGGCGCTGCAATCCGCACCGCGCGAAAGCGTCGAGGTCTAGTGCAAAGGGAAGTTTCCGAGCTGCTAGGCGTTGCTGTTGCCGCCGTAGGGCAATGGGAGTCCGGCACTAACGGACCTAGCGCCGATAACCTTGTGCGGGTCGCAGAAGTGCTGCGCGTTAATCCGCTTGCTCTGATGCGAGGCGAACTTGTCTATGAGGGCGAGGACGCTCTTGCGGATGCCGAGATCATATCCACTTTCGCGCCCGTTCCTACCGGCCCGATGGATGTTGAGATCAGGGGCGTCTCATATGGCGGCGACGATGGCGACTTCACGTTCAACGGCGAGGTTGCCGGATATGTGAGGCGGCCCCCAGGCATCGCTCACATGCGAAATGTCTTTGCTCTTCACGTTCTCAGCGACAGCATGGTTCCCCGCTATGACCCCGGAGAAGTTATCTATTGCGGCGGCCGCGAGCCTGTTCCCGGCGATCATGTCGTTGTGGAGACGTTTCCCGATCGGGAAGGCGAGGTTGGCAAGGCGTTCGTAAAGAAGCTAGTGAAGCGAACGGCTCAAGAGGTCGTTGCCGAGCAGTACAATCCTGCAAAAGAACTCAAGTTTGATCGCAGCAAAGTGCAGCGGATCTGGCGCGTCATCCCGTTAAAAGAACTGATTGGTTTCTAAGAACCTCCGCTTCCGCCGCGCGCCTTGCGGCGTCAGTTGCGAAATATGCCTGTACGCTAACGCTCTTCCCCGGAAGCCCGACTTCCTTGCAGAGCGAGCAGGATAGAGCTTTAGCCACATCCGCGATCGGCGTCTTCATCGAGATCCTTCCCGCCTTAGTAAGTTGCTCTGGCAAGATCCAGCGGCCCCGGCCGCAGTCGCAGCACTCGACGCTCAAACGCGTTGCGCTGCCCAAAACAACCCCCTCCGACATTGATCTCTCCAACTCTGTTCACGGTGCGTTCTCATATTTGATTCTTTTCAAGTGTGAGTCGAGAGAAATATTTGAAGTTCTGCTTATAATTTTTCCTTGCTAAACGAAACAAGTGGAACTTATAAAAGCTCTGTTCAAGCCGAGTCATTGGCATCTAGGAAAATTTAGGACAGGGAAGATCATGCGTAAGAACGACAAAAATGCTCAAGCCGTCATCGTCACTGAGCTTGTTAACCTGCATCGCGAGTGCGGTTCGCAGACTAAGGGCGACTTGATCCGCGCCGGCTACAGCCCCGAGCAGATTGACATTTGCGCGCCACTCGCCGCACAGAAAATCGCAGAACTAGACCGGCTAGCAGCCTGACCGTTTTGGTGTCCGTCGCGCCCCGCAAGGGTACCCCCGCGCCGGCATCCCAAACGGACAGGAACGCCGATGATTATCGCCAAAGCCAATGTAGAGCAGATCACCCAGGGTATGCGCCAAATTCGGGAGGCGCTTCCCGTTGGCCGCGCCGACGCCTTTGCGGCGCTTGCCTTCATGATTGCCGAGCTGGCGGCCGAAGACGGCATCCCTACCCGTGAGGTTCACGACACAATCGACGTGGCCGTGTCCACGCGGGTCGAAGCGGTCAGAAGGGTGATGTCATGACAACGGAAAATATAGATCTCGGCAAGTCTCTGTACGAGAGCTTTGTTCGCGGAGAATATGACCGCGACTGGTCAACCCTGCCGGCCGGCGTGAAAGCTCGCTGGAATGAGGTTGCAAAGGTCAACCGATGCGTAACCGTCACGATTAGCGCCGATAATGCGACAATCACAAAGGCGATCGAAAAGCTGCAAGCTGAAATCGCTATCGTGTTTCAGCAACATCGCGCAGCTCTTGCGGAGATCTCGCGGGGGCTAGCCCTCGCCGGCAACAGGCTGCAACGCCTGTCGCTTGAGTTCGTCATGGGATCATCGCAAGCGATCGAGGTCAGCGAATGGGCCGAAGAGGCGCGGGCCACGATCGAGAACGCGCCCCACTTCCGCGAGGACAGCCACCCCGCTCCCGAGGGGCATTTACGTGAGGCGCTTGCGGCTATCGTAGCCATCGGGGATGCCGAGCCGCGCACAATTCACGATCAGCAGACACAGCGGTATTCGCAGAAGGCAATAGATATTGCTCGCAAAGCTCTTGCCGCGACCCCCTCACCCGAGACGCATTTGCGGGGCAGCGATGACTGATCCGCGCCGCCTTCTAGTCAGCTTCTCCGGCGGCGAAACGTCCGGACGGATGACGAAGCTGATCCATGATCGTCTTGCCGGCCAGTACGACGAGATCATCACCGTCTTTGCAAACACCGGCCAGGAAAACGAGCAGACGCTTGAGTTCGTCCAGCGCTGCGACGAGGCGTGGGGATGGAACGTCGTGTGGGTTGAAGCGGTCACGGACCCGCAGCAAGGTAAGGGCGTGACAGCCCGCGTCGTCGATTTCGGGACAGCCTGCCGCGATGGATCAGTGTTTGAAGCAATGATCGCAAAGCATGGCATTCCCGGTCCCGGCTTTATCCACTGCACGCGTGAACTGAAAGAACGGGCCATCACGGCATATTGCCGCTCGATCGGCTGGAAGGCCGGCACCTACGACACTGCGATTGGCATACGCGTCGACGAGATAGACCGGATGAACCCGAAGGCCCCGACGGCGCGCTTGGTATATCCGCTCATCAAGCGGTTCCCCCACACGAAAGAGGACGTAAACGCCTTCTGGATCCGGCAGTCCTTCCGGCTGGAACTCAAGGGTTACCAAGGCAACTGCAAATGGTGCTGGAAGAAGTCTCTTCGCAAGCACCTGACAATCATGGCCGAAACACCGGAAGCATTCGATTTTCCAGAGCGAATGGAAAAGCTCTATCCGATGTCCGGAGCCAACCCGCGCAACGAAGAAAAGCGGTTCTTTCGTAACCGCCTCAAGGTCGAAGATATTCGTCGCCTCGCCGCGATGGGAAACTTCGCACCGGCAGACGACGACGCTCAAATCAATCAGATGGACTTCTTTCGCGGGCTCGACCTCGATGTAGGCGGCGGCTGCGAAGAAAGCTGTGAGGTGACTTTCGATGACGCAGCATAACAACCCATCGCCCCAAACGAGGGAGCGTGGCGAGTGAGCCACGCGGAACACCCCTGCTTCTCTTGCCGCCTGCCAGACTGCGACGACAAGAGCAACCGCTGCGGACTACGCCGGGCAATGGCGCAATACCGCTGGTATCAAAGCAGGAAGCAAGCCGCGCCTGCGGACGTGAAAGCCGCCCGCACCATCGCGTTTACCGAACTTCACGGCCACTTGCGCGAGCGCGCGCGGGGAGCCGTCCGACCTCCTAGACCCCACCCCGGAGAGAACCGCCATGAAGAAAGCTGAAATCCAGAAGTTCTACGCAGACGCAAATCCGGTCATCCCCACGGGCCGAACACGTCGCGGCTTTTGGGGCACCAAGTATGAGTATGAGGCCCCGATCCGGACGGATAAGAGCCACAACCTTTTCAACATCGATCAGTGGCCGCGCGGCCTTGTCTGGCGTTACAGCCGGCCAAAAGCCGCCAGTGATACTCATGCAGCCGCGTAGGGATCTCTATGTCGTTCCCCGCTGCGCATGCTGCGACGACACCGGCGAGGTTCCCTCGATCAGAGACGGCCCTCGCCCATGCTCTCGATGCCGCAACGAGGATTTCCGCAAGTGGTGCGAAGCCCGCACCAAAGACGAAGCTGGCAACAAAGCCTGAATTGACCCGGTTCTGCATCTGACGAACGCCATCGATGTCGAAAGACAAAGACGCCACTTGCAGAATCACACGGTTCAATGTTTCCTGTAACTATGACGACAAAAACCGGGACTAATGTTCGCGATCGCGTAGCCGCAACTAGGGCAAGACAGGCAGCCGCCGGTCTAGTTCAGGTGCACTTGCCATTGCCGGCCGACATTGTCGCAGAGATTGACCGATTGAAACTGGAACGCGGGGTATCGTCTCGCGCACCAATTATGGAAGAGGCCATCAGGCTACTGATAGAAACCAACAGGGCATAAAGAAAAAGCCCCGCCTTTGGCGAGGCAGGGCTTTTTGGATAGGCAATGCAAAAACGATCTTGAGGACCGGAACACCCTCAAGATAGTTCAGAATTAGCGGACCTGCAAGAGTCACCACTTGCGGGAACGGTGATTTTTTGCCTGCCGTCCATGCCTCTCTCCCCGAGGATATGGACATGCTAAAGCAGGCTTTCGCGACATCGAGCGATGCAGGCACCCGCCGAACACATCAACCCGTGCGCCGCAATTCGAGCCGTGCCGGGAAGTGCGAAAGCGTCTTCTGGAAAGGCACCGATCGCCAGACCGTCAAGCAGATCATCCTAGCGGCTCGACGCTACGAGTTGCAGGGGAAACAGCCAGGTAAGAAGAACGGGCCGCTCGGCGCGGTCGCGATCGAGGTTCTGGAATACTTCGCAAATATCGTTGATTTCAAAACCGGCAGGCTAGATCCCTCGCTAGACACCCTTACGAAGAAGCTTTGCCGATCGCGTGACGCCGTATGGAAGGCACTCAACGCGCTGCGTGATCACGGCTTCATCGATTGGCTACGCCGCTACATCCCGACCAACAACGAAGGAGCCGGCCCGCAGGTCCAGCAAACCAGCAATGCTTATCGGCTGTCCCTCCCCGCTCGCGCCAAAGCCGCCCTTGGCAAGTACCTGAAGGCAGCGCCAGCGCCCGAGGATGCCGAGCAGGCATGCGAAGAGCGCGAGGAAGCCCTTGCAGCTCACAGCGCCTCCCTAACGCCGGCCGAACGCATCAGAGACGCGGATATCGATCCGGACAAGCGGGAGCGTTGGGCGGGCTACGTTGAGCGCCGGAACACCACGCGAACGGGTACTGAAGCCACGGCGCAAGCCACACTGTTCGAGGCTACGCCTGAAGCTCGGAAAGAAGCCTCCCGTATCCTCGATAAGTTCAAGTCTAAGCGTGAGTCCGTTAAGCGGACTGAATCCGGATCTATTTCTATTATAAGATAGACGGACGCCGCTTGCTCGGCTCGCTCACGCTCACCTGCGGCGGTTCCGAGCCGCGTTATGTGCGGCTCGGCCGGCCACGTACCGCCCCAAGGCAACCAAAGAATTCGCGGGGAGCAACAAAGGGGCTCTTGAAGGGGCGCAAGGAGGAAAATCCGCGTTTCGATTTTAATGTCGGCGTCGAAGACATTTTCGAGACGCAGAACGTAGCGCTGCCTGCAAAACCTAATCCGGTTCCGCGATATACCCGGTTCAACTATCAACCCGGTTCTTTCATAAATCAGGTACTTGGATAAATCCGGTAACTTAATAAACCGGATTGTCATATTAACCCGGTTGCAATATTTATCCGATAAACCAATAAACCAGATTAAACGATCAACCGGAGGCCAAGATGCCTGTAGTCGTAGTGGCGTCGTCGAAGGGCGGCGCGGGAAAATCAACCACGGCGGTTTTGCTCGGAACGGAACTTGCCCATAAGGGCGTGCCGGTAACCATGCTTGACTGCGACCCCAACCATTCTTTGAGCATATGGGCAGGGAAGGGGAGGCTACCGGCCGGCATCACCGCACTTAGCGACGTGACCGAGTCGAGCATCGTTAAGACGATCAAGCAACACGATGTTGACGGCGCTGTGGTCATCGTCGATCTGGAAGGCGTCGCCTCACGCATGGTATCGCGAGCGATAAGCCAAGCGGATCTCGTTATCATTCCGATGCGCGCAACCATCCTCGATGCGACGATCGGCGCGCAGTCGCTTCAGCTCATTGCCGAGGAAGAGGAAGCGATTGATCGCAAGATCGCTCACGCGGTCGTTTTCACGATGACCGGCAACATTCGGACCAACCAACACAAGAACATCGAGGCGTCACTTAGGGAAGGCGGCATAGACATCATTGAACCGCCGCTCACCCAACGAACTGCATATTCCGCGCTATTCGAGTTCGGCGGCGATCTGCACACGATGGAAAGCAAGCAGGGAAACATGGCAACAGCGATCGAGAACGCCGAGGCGTTCGCCATGGCAGTCTACAAGCGTCTTACGGAGGCACTTCAATGAGTGATTTTAGGGTCGATCTTTCCTCGCTTCGCCGACAGCCAAAGCCATCGGCCGAAACTGATATCGCAAAAGCCGATGCGGCCGGCGAAGTTCATGGGTTCGTCGATCGCGCGCCACGCGGCAAACCGGGCCGCAAAAAGAGCGAGCGAACTGGACAGGTCCACGCCAAGGTAATGCCGAACATATCGGAAGAGATTGCGAACGAAGCAGTCCGGCGCGGCGTCGTCCAGGGCGTCATCATTGAAGAAGCATGGGAGCTATACAAAGCGAAACGTTGAGCTACCTCAAAAGCAACAGTTACGGCTGGGCCTATAGGCGCACCAAGGAAGCATAGCCGTTGAGGGCGTAGGAAGAAAAGGATAAGAGGGCATCTACGAAAACACGTTATTGTCGAGATCCAATGGAAATTTTTCTTGGCTACCCCTCAGAGTACCGATCGGTAGCTGACGAGGTTTATGGGTTCCTTACATCACTTGGGCATGCCGTTTGGCAGGACACAGACGCGCTCGTCGGTGGTGTTGACTGGCGTAGAGAACGGGAGATCGCCCAACGTAATGCGCAGATGATTATTCATCTTTGCGCAGAAGAGATGATGTCTAGGGCCGGCGATGTGAACCGCGAAATTAAGTTAACGTTGGATTTGATCGAGGATCAGCCGCTTGGAGCTCTGTTCGCCGTTTTTGTTCGAGTGAATGAGTTTCGATTACCCGTCGAGCTAACTCGCTTTCAATACATCGACAAGTTTCGCGATGACTGGAAGTTCCGCCTTGAAGCCGCAGTACAGAAGCGCCAGCAACAGCTTGCCCGTCCGTCAGCGAAACCGACGAAAGGGGAGGTCACGAGGGAGGCCCCCGCGATCCATGGTCAAGCTGAACTGATTGAAGTCCTAGACAGTGAGCCTCCCAATGAGGCTTCTGCAAAGTACCTTCGATATGACCGTTCTGCGATTTACTGGCAATGGATCAACGGCGAAATAGCAGCAAAAGCTTTAAGGGGTTATTTTGGCGCAAAAAAACACTTTGCAGATACGAAAAGTGACGACGGTTCGGAGCCAAGCGACGATCACTCATATTTCTGGGGAGTGACAACGGAAGAGTTCTTTCTGCAAGGGCAGATGTTGTCGCTTCGTTTTTACACCTACTACTACTTCGGTGGAGCCCATCCTAATCACTACGTGGAGACGCTCAACTTTTTGGGCCCCGAACAAGGAGCCTTGGGAATTCGCGAGTTGCTCGACAACGACAATAAGAGAGCGAGACGGCTTATCGACTATTGTGAACGCGTGGTCAGCGCCTCCTTCGACGAGGAGGAGAGCCCAATGGAATTTCACTTGCTTGACAAAAATGACGAAGAGCAGGTTTGGAGTGCACTAGAGGAGTTCAACTTTGACAGCAAAGGTATCACCTTTAATTTCAGCCCTTATGTCGTGATGGGCTACGTTTTCGGCACCCAAACGGTCATTGTGCCATGGGTGACGATGCAAGGATTTCTAGGGGATGATTGGCAACCGCTCTCAAATCAGTTCACTTCTACTAATTGAGTTGATTGAGCTGACAGGAGCAGTTCGCGACGCATCGTTAGCCGTTGTCGCGAACACGCATGATTGTCTGCCGGCTCGTATCAAACTTCCTCGCAACTGCTGAAATGCCCATCCCGGCCGCGAGATCCTTTCGGGCTTCCGCCTTCTGTTTCAAACTAAGCTTTTGGGGCCGGCCGAGAACCTTACCTTCAGATTTGACACGGGCGAGGCCGGACTGTGTCCGCTCAACCAAAAGATCTCGCTCGAATTGAGCAACCGCGTTGATGACGTTCATGGTCATCGTCCCGGCCGAGCTGGTAAGGTCAACGCCGCCGAGAGCGAGGCAATAAATGCGCACTCCAATTTCGGCCAAAGCCTTAACCGTCGCGCTGACATCGATCGCATCACGGCCGAGACGATCAAGCTTGGTGACGATCAGAATATCGCCGGCTTCCAACTTGTCTACGAGCCGGGAGAACTCTCGACGCTGCCTTATGAAGGTACTGCCCGAAATCGTTTCGGTGATGATCCGGCGTGGCTCAACATGGAAGCCGGCGGCCTCGATCTCCCTGATTTGGTTTTCCGGGCTTTGTCCGGTTGTAGACACGCGGGCATAGGCGAAGGTGCGAGGCATCGAGGCAGATCCGTCCAAAAAGGCTGTTCGGAATATCTTGCCTGTCGTAAAGGCTGTCAACGTAGATTTCGGACACTAGTTTCGAGGTGTCCACAAACGTTCGTTTTTGGACAGGGTGAGCAGGTAGCAGAGAGGGGAGGGGAGCATGCAAGACACATCAACTTGGGCCGGCATGATCGTCCTTAACCTGACAATGCACGTCCACTGCTCAAAGTGCGAAAGGTGCATCGAGGTCGAGATTTCCAACATGCCACCCGAGGACAAGCCGAGCGATGCGGCGTTCCGTTGTAGCCAATGCGGCCGGCCGGGTTCGAAGATAGTGAGCCACCGCAGCGCCAATTATTCCTATCCCGGCGCGAAGCCTCATAGGCGTTAGAAGCGTCTCGATCAGACGTGGCAACTATGGGTTGACATACCACCGCCTCGAAATAAAGGTTGTGACCTTTAGCGGGGTAGGAAAACCAATGCCATCTAATGGAATGTCAATCTGCGGAATGCTGACGTTTGTCGCCGGCTGGATAATGCTATTATTCTTCACCGGCGTTGAGACGGCCGGCCTCCGGATGGAGGTCACAAATATCCACTTACTTACGATCAGCGCCATGCTTATTCTTACAGGGATAGCGCTGGTGATCGCCGGCACGGTAACAGCTTCGGTCGATCGAGTTATCCGAGGCTTGTCCGATTTGAAGCCCGCAGGAAACGATGACGTAGTGGCGGCAGTGAAGCTTGTAGCTTTTTCGCACCCTATTCACGGGGATATCTGGCAGAAGCGGGCCGGCGTGATGATGCTTGAGCATGCGCTCGAAACACGCAAATCTCTTAGCCGTGACGATGAGGCAAGACTTCGCCGTTGGCGCATCGAGCTGAAGGACGAAGCTCCAAAAGAAGCGGCGACGCCCTAAAACGCAAAAAGCCGCCCGGCTAACCCAGGGCGGCTTTGTTGTCGGAATACGGCTAAAGCTTAGGCGCGCAACGCCTGAATTCTTGTCTCGCTATCAGGATAGGCCGCCAAGATAACCGGCCGCAGCTCTTCCTCGATTTCAGGAGGCAACCAACTCCCGACTAGCAACCGGATTGAAGTAGGTTCGAACTCAAACCTAAAACCCCTGCCCTGCGGGAAAAGCGCAAAAACCTTTTGGGAAAAGGTGAAGCACTCGCCATCCAGAGAAATTTCGCCGGCGGGCGTGATTGTCACTACAGATACACGCCCCCCGTCTTCGTATTCAGTAGGGATAAACTCTTTGTCCAAGTCGATCGTAACTTTAGTGGGATTTTGCATTGGTTCCTCCATCGTGCAGACTATTCAAGATATAGTAACGGCGAGGAACAGGACCAATCTCAAAGGCTTGGAAAAGTTCGGCAAGACCTAAACGCAAAAAGCCGCCCGGATAACCCAGGGCGGCTTTCATTTTTCAGCTCGCGACATATCTAGGAATGATGACAACGATCATCCCGCCAAAAGCGCAATCGGCAGACCGCTTCATTGACTGCCAAGAAGCCTTGGAAGCTTCGGTGCAAGAGGTCATCGCGAACGCCGCGATAGCCGGGTGGACACCGCCCGAGGCGATGGCGGCCATTATCGCGATCGCTGAAAATCTGTCCCTTGGCTTCACCGAAAATGAAGAGTTGAACGCAATCTTAGGCCAGATCCGGAAACCCGACTAAGCGCCGGTTTCGTCAGCTCGCGATTTTTCGCGCAACCCACTTCTGCACGAGCACTTCCATTCCACGCGGGCCGAGATAGGCGAGGGCGGCGATCAGGCCCGTTGATGTCGTCGGGCCAACGTTGAGGTAGGAAGCAACGCTTTCCCCGACCAAGGCCATGCCGAGCGCTACGGGAAATTCCCAAAGCAGTTCGAGGCCGAGAAACTTCCGATGACCCTTTCGGGCCTCATTACCGTGCCACATGGCACGGCCGAGGGTAGCGGCGATAACGGTTGTCGCCGCGCCGCCGAGCCATGCATTCATAAGCTCGATAAGCGACGTGTATTTCTCCGGCATAGCCCGGTCCTTTATAGGTGAGTGAGCGCGCTACTTCCGGCAGGCCGGATCTTGTCGGCACTGCTTATTGTTCGAGAGGATCGACGGCCCGGCCGCCTCGTCTTGAGCCGCCAGCTTGGCGGCTTCAGGATCTTTGAAGCGGACTAGCTGGTAGCCGCTCCCGTCAGTCGCAGGAGCCGTCTGGCAACCCGCTATCACGCAAAAGCATAAGGCAGCGATCGCGGCCCGAAAGGTTGCGGAAGCCCGCATCATTCTTCTCCATGGTTTGGATGCGTGAAAGGGATCGGCGCAGGGTTTCAGCCTGCAATTCCGATCGGCCTTCACGCTTCCCGAAGTGAAAAAACAGCGCGCATATGAGCGCTGCGACGGCGATCGCCGCGACAGCCAGGCCGAACTTGGCTTTGAGTGTCGCGGCACTGAGAGCGAGCCCGAACATTATCGGGCTCTGTTGATCACGACGCGGCCGGACGAAACCAGCCAGAAGAACGCGAGGCAGGCGACCGAAAGGAATGCCAGACTGCAAAAGGCCCACGGGTTGGAAATAGCACTGAAGAACGATGCGCCGCCATTTGCGATGTCCCTTGCGACCCCGAACCCGCCACTGGCGAGCAAGCCGCTCGCGACGGTCCAAACCGTCTTGCTTTGTGCCGCCGGCACGTTGTCCGCGCGCGCCGCGTCCGGACGGACATCAGCGGGAATGGAACCGGCCCGCTCGGCTTTCTCGGCCGCCTCGATCGCATCGAGGAAGCTCTTGTAATAGCCGGCGATCAGCTTCGCCTTGTCGGTTCCGTTGATGATCCGTCTCGCGCCTTCAGGATCTTGGACTTTGCCACGGCCGAGGTAGTCGGAAAGCTTCTTTCCGGTGAAAAGACCTTCCGCCATGCCGACGATCAGGATCTTGGCCGAAATAACCGGGTCCATCGCCAGCGACGGGTTGCCGGCAAGATCGACCTTCAGGCGCTCGCCCATGGCCTTGTAGTTGCGCTCATGGGTGAGCTGGACAAAGCCCCGGCCAAGCCAGCTCTTACCGGCCTTGTCCCGTCGCCAGTACGGGGTTTTCACCGTCTTGAGCCGGCCGGATGCGAACGCCTTATCGAGAGCCGCGATAGCCTTCGCATCGGTAGACTTCAGCGTTTCGCGAACCGGCTGCATGGTGCCGGCGGTTTCGTGAAAGACGGTCGCCAGAATGTAGGCCAGCCACTCGCGCTCGACGAGACGATAGAACCGCCACTGATCGAGAATGACGTTGATGCCGTTGATCTGGGATTGCACGAGACGGCCACCAAAAGGCGCGCGCCTCGCATATGCGAAGAACGTTGTCATATCCATCTGGATATCTCCGGATTTTTCAGGGAAGGGTTGCCGCGCTCGCTAGAGCCGGCGGTATGTGGTCACGCGGACCAGTCGATTACCGGCATGCCGGCAATAAATTCGACGACCGTAGGCGCGTCGATCGTCCCGGCCTCGACGGCCGAGAGCTGTTCGAAAAGGTATTCAAGGCAGGCATCCCGCCAGACAATGAACGCCTGCGCTTCGGCAGACCATTGCGGGTTGGAGCTGGAAACATAAGCGGCAATCGTCAGCCGGTTATCATATTGGCGCTGCTGCGCGACTTCATCGAGACGGCTATCGAAGGCGCTCTTGTAAGCCGAAAGCCGGGCGGCTCGGATCGCATCCGCTTTCTGCTCGGCCGTGATGATCGAGGAAGGGTCAGGGGTCCACATCATCACGCTCCGGACTTGGATCAAACGGGATAGCAAGCGCGCCATCTGGCGGGCTGTCGATCGGGGAGGGGAAGGCGACGGGAGGCGGCGGGCTTGCGCCATGAGGCAAGATCAGGGTCAACCTCAACTCCCCCGAGACACGCTCAACCGGCCCGGCGATCCACTCGCACGGAACTGCGCCGGCCGGCAGTGTCGCGCCGTTGGGAAGGGACGTGAAGTCGAACGACGCGCCGTTGATTTCGAGAATGTCGCCGGCCTTGGTAACGGAAAGCGTTCCGGCCCGACGCTGCGGAGAGAATGCGATTTGCATTAGAACCACCTGCCAATTGCCATGAAATAGATGCGGATGCTGCTTCCCGAGAGAGCGGCAGGAGCAAACACGGGAACGCTGTTTACTTGTGACGCTGAGGCGGCACCAACGCCGGTCCAGGCCGCATTTGAAGCCGCCGAAGCAGAGACAGCCGGCGCGGCCGCAAACGACGCTGGATAGCTCCATACGCCGACGCCTGTAGTGTCGCGATGAATGGAACCGACAGGGGACGTTGTGATCGGGAAAACGGCGTTGTAGGTGCAAATCTGCGTTCCATCCGCAAACCGTACATACTCACCGTTGGCATTGCTGCCACGCTCGACGATCGCACCTGTCGGGATGCCGCCGCTCTGCGAGACAGAACCGACGATGTCTTGCATGACGGCCGAGTTAGCGCCGGTCGATCGGAGGAACTTGCCCGCCCCTCCGGACAGGCCGAGGATCGAGCGGCCATGGGCCACCAGATCCGTCAATGCCGCCGCGCCGGCCCCGGTATAATAGGCAAGCTTGTTTGCTGCCGTGGCGAGGCCCGCGATCGAAAACAGGTTGCCGTTCGTCAACGCATCGAGAACTTGCCGAGCAGCTGCTAGCGCGCGAGTAGCGTCCGGCGCAAACTGGACTTCGTAAGCATCGGCCGCCCGGCTTGCGCCCGGCCATGGATACGCCAACGTCAGAGACGTGTTGCCGTTGACCGAGAGAATGCGGACAGACAGTCCAGCGCACCAAAAGGCATCGCCGGCCTGCAAGCCCGATGTCAGCCAAGTTGTCCCTTGCCCGGTAACTGCCGTGCCGTTCGCATTCACCGTCGCAGTGCCGGTGTTATAGGTAGTCGGTAGGGGCATCAGGGTTCGTTCCCTTCGTGGGCTTCGGCAAGCTCTGCCTTGAGAGATTTGATTTCGGCGTCTCTCTGATCGAGGACGGCTTGTAACTCGACGAATGCTTGAGCGAGAACCAGAGTGCGGTTCTTGAGCGCAGCGGAAATCGCCCGCTCTTCCTGAAGGGCGACTTCAGGCGCGATGTTGACGGTTGTCATGGGGTTTTCCCTGATTACTGGGGGATGCCGAGGATGTAGTAGCGGATGCCGATTATAGGGTCGGGCACGTAGTCGAATTTCCACCGGTTCTCGGCGTACCGCTCATTGTATGGGTTACCGTTGAACGTCCAGAACGTCGCCTGATTGTCGGTGAGCTGGCAGTAGGACGAATTGGCCTGATGATACCGGGCCGAGCCGTTGTAGCTTTCGGTGATACGCGTCTGCGGAAACTTGACGCATTTTCCGAATTCCTCATGCTGATGCACGGTCATGTATTTGACGATCGGAAAAAAGCCGTCGCCCTTGAAATTGACCGTAAAAGACTGCCCCGAGTTCGTCCCGCTTGGCGGGGTCCGGTTCTCCTGCGCCGCGATAGGCTTGTAACCTTCCGCCAAGATTTGCAGGCAAGGCCAACGGCTGTCCAGGACGACATCGCGGAAGGCCGGCGGGTTGCCAGATCCGGGACGCAACAGCTGCATGACCCTTTCGCCGCCAGACGTGAACTGGCGAAGAAAATTGTTATCTCCGGACGTGAGCGGCGCACGATCGTTCGCGAAAACGACAAAGCGACAACGGCAAGCGCTGGATTGCTTGTTATCGAAGTAGATGCTGTTTCCCGAAAACCAGTATTCCGCGACTAACGACCGATTAAAGCGGCTCATCGGGAATGTGATCACGTCATCAACATACAGGAAGAGATCCGCCAGCATGTTAGGCGTGACGGCGAACCCAAGGTCATATCTGGTCACGCCGGCGGGAAGGTTGATGTCAGCTGCGCCGATAGCCGACAGGGGCCGCCCCGAGCTGTCAAAAGCTAGTTGCGTTGGCCTCGCATTCCGGACGTCATAGCCGGGCTTTGCGACCCTGCAGAAATCCTTGCTGAACTGCGCAGACCATTGCCCGGCGATCGGAGCCTTCGGCGCGCCGTCGAGGATAGGCGTGTTGTCGGCAGGCAGTCGCCAAATGACGATTTCCTTTTCGAGCTGGTCCGCATCATAGGTAGCGTAGCTGTTGCCTTGGTAGAGCAGACCGTTTCCGAGCGCACCAATTAAATCACCAGAGTTGCTGTCCGCATCCGGCCGATCCTCCCACCACGCGCTTTGACCGCGATCGAAGGTTTCATAAAAGCCCGGCTCTGCCCCTCCATACCCCTCGCGCCCCTCGCGCCTCACACGGTTCTGCTCGATATACTTGCCGTCAGATAGGCGACGGGTTTTGATGTCGAACACGGGAAGCGAATAAGGGATAGCGTCTCCATAAAAGCTGTTTCTCACACCGATATCCTTGGCCGCGCCGGACCCCACATAGGGAGCCTGCAAGACTTTTTGGTAGTTGTTGATATTGGAGCCCGAGGGCAGGTAGCGGCTCCCGGTTTGAAAGGGAGTGCTGTCAGTGACGGCCAACTTCACATCGGCCGCCACTTTCGAGTTGTATAAAAAGGACGCCGTGTTGCCGTCCGGTTCGGTCACTGGATCGATATTCCCCTTGGTGATTTTCACGCATGAATGCCCCAGGCTATCGATGCCAATCATAAATCGCGTCATGACTTGATCACTATCGTTCCCGCGTTGATGTCGATGGTCATCTTGCCGTCAGGGCTCGTAATCAGCCCTGCCTTCACAGTGCCAATGCTGGCGATCGCAAGCGCCAGCTCGCCGTTCTCGACCACGAACGGTTGCTTTTTCGAGTTTCCATTGACGATCGCGAACCTGTCGGCATTGATCAGGAATTGCGTCGGCTGCGACGTGTCTGTTGGAACATCGATATACAAGCCGACAGCCCGGAAACCTTCGCTCACCGAAACCCTCGCCTGCATGGCAATGCGGGCAAACCCCGTAGGCCCCGATGCTGTCGTCATCCGGAAGGTCGCATCGGCCGAAACATCATCAACCCGAGAGGTAACCTTTGTGACGCTGTCGGAGACGGCCGAGATCTTTCCCTCGACATCCGTTACCTTCGTCGAGAGCGAGTTGAGCGCCGTTGTGCTGGCTTTCGTCCCAACAACACCGTCGAGGGTTCCGAGATCGCTTCGCAGTGACGTGATCGCGCCGGATGAAGACAGGATATTGCCTTCAGCCGCCGTGACCCGCGTTGTCAGCAACGACAGCGCCGACGAACTGGCGAGCCCCGGCAAGATCGATTGAACCTGCGACAATGCCCGCGAGACGATATCGATACTGTCGTTCGTCGCCGTGATCTTGGTATCGAGGCTGTCAGTCGCCTTTGCCGTAACCTTGTAGCCTTCCTGAATGCCCAGGAAGTTTGCAAAGTCCTGATCGAGCATTTCGCTCGCGATCGGCCACGCGTTGTTTCGGATAGCGCGGATGTCGCTACCTTGAGAGACAAGCCCGCCACCGCCGATTGCCTCGACTTCCGCCGCCAGTTCGTTGACGACATCGACCCCTGCCTTTCCATCGAGAGAAACGGCAAGGCCATTGAGCGAAGTCCCTTGAGCTTTCAGCAAGCCATCGACATCGGTGACGCGCGCCTCTAGTGCCGAGACACCCGAGGCGATAGCGCCAAGCCCCGTTTCCGGATCTGTGAATGCAGCGTCGAGCGCAGTGAGATCGCTGGCTAGAGCTTCATCTTTTGACATTCGAGCAAGCCGCTCGGCCGCCAGCTCGGCGCGCGATGCGCCGGGCGATGGTGCACCAACCGAGATCCAGTCGATGGTAAAGTAGTCGGTTTCGGTTTGAGTGGACGAGAGGTCGATACGGATCTGGACAATCGTTCCCGACCACTCCGGATTGAACGTTATCAGCCCGATCCCGTTTGCGTCGAAACTCGGCTCTGCCACTACCGCGCGACGGGCCGTGTCCCATGTCGTATCGGCCGACGCCTTCCACCAGCACCCGCCCTCCCAAACGGGAGAACCGACCTTGCGGATGCGCATCCGAACCTGCCGGTATTTGGAGCCCATGACCTCGATAACTGGCGAGGCCACATAAGGGTTAGTTGCCGCAGTCGCCGGCCGAAGGAAGCCCGACGAAACAGTTGGCAGACCGTTTCCGGTCCATCCCGCAGCATCCGCCTCGAAGTCCCAGAGGTTGACCGGATCGAACTGGTTATCAGTGCCCGCTGACAGCAAAGAGATCTGTTGGGCAAGCGCGAGGTCGCCATCAACGCGGGCTTCGTTGATATCAGTGATTTGCGCCGCGAGGTTGCCGGTCGAGGCTTCCAGCGTCGTTACACGCTGCGACACCGCGCCGGTTGCTGAAACCGCAGTAGTGATCCGCTCATCGAACGTTGCAAACCCACCTTCAAGGCGAACGGTGAGCGTCTGTCGAAGCTGTTCCCTGTCGCGGAAACCGGCGAATGCTTCGTTCGCAACATGGTCGCGGATCTCGGCAAACTGGTCGAGAACCGAGCGATAACGGGTCGCCCCCTCGATCGCGCCGGACACCCGGTCATCGACCTCGCTTTCGAGGTCGCTCACCGTCTGATCGACAGTTTCCTTTAGGCCGTCATCGATCCAACCTTGCAGCGTCTCAAGCTTCTCTTGGATCTCTTCGGAAAGGTTTTCCAAATCGACAAGGAAGTTGCTGCCGCCCTCGATTGAGCTAACCGTGACAGGACCGACCCAATTGGTGACCCGGTCCGCAATCAACTTATGGCGGAACTGGTATTCCGTGACGCTTAATACGCCCTCTTGAATGAGGGCGATCGTCATATCGCCTTCGGCCCGGCGCTGGAATTTATTGGCGGGCTCGTTCTTAGCCCACCACTCGAACGCAATGCCGCGCACGGTCACATCGTCGATCGGTGACCAAGACAGACGGAACGCCGGGTAGGACCGGCCGTCAGCCCCCGTCGCAACAACCGGGATGATTGCCCAATCCTGCAACCCGTTGAGGTAGACAGGATCTCCATTCGGAACCGGAATAGTTGGCGCGATCGTGCCAACGCCGGCATAGATCGCGCCACTTCTTTCCTGAAGGGAAAGCGAGACGTTGCGAGGTCCGTCACTGTCCAGCGCGCGGATCGAGCGGCTTTGCACCATGTAAGTGCCGCGCCGCTTTTCGTTGGCGCTGTCCCAATAGACCCAATCCCCCGCTTGCACCGATCGGAAGGCCGGCCGCAAGACAACTTCGGCCGTCGCTTCATAGCGGTTTTCGTTGAAATAGATGCTTGCGAGCTGGTTTGCTTGCCGCTTCGAAGGCACCTGCGGAAAGTTGAACGAAATGTCGCGAGTGCGCTTATCGACAGCAACAGTCGCCGCGTTCGTCTGCGGATCATAGCCCGCCGGCGACCACATATTCGAGGGTTCCGGATAGGTGCCAGAAACAACATTCACTAGCTCGCCCATCGAGCGCCGGCGGCGAAACTTTACAGCTTCGCCGGCGACAAGATCTGCATCAGTGAAGGTTGCAACGATCGGCTGTTCCGTGCCGATCAGCGGCCAGGAACCGTCAACGCTATCGATCACGATGCCACCGCAAGCGGTCATCAGCGCGTCGATATTGTCGCCGTGATCAAGATCCGCATCGAGCATGATCGAGCAACGATAGCGCCGTTCCCCGCCTGCGATTTCATCGCAGATATTCGCAGCGGTCACATATTTCGCGAATGGCAGATCGGCCGCCGACATATCCATGCCGAGGAACAAGTCACCATTCCACGAGAAACCGCGTCGATAATTGTAGTCTGCGATGACAGGGCTATCGGTAAACTCGTAGGTGGAATACTGCCCGAACCGATGCGCGCCCGATCCGCCGGCCGTGCTGTCCTTGCGGAAATCGTAGAGCCGAGCGCCGCGGATCTCGAAAAAGAAATCCGGGAACTGCGCAAGCTTTTCCTGATCGTAGGTCATCCGAGCAATCAGGTAGCAAATGCCAGCACCGACGCTTTCCGCTTTCCAGCGGCCGGCCGGGTTGCCGTTTGCTACAAGCCCCGGATCGGCGGCCTTTTGCGTTCCATCGTAGAAAACGAAAGACATTCGGCCTTCGTAGTCGCCGCCCTCGATCGTGTAGTTTTTGTTATCCGTGGATATCAGCTTGAGCTGTTTTCCGCCGGCATAGATCTTCGCGAGGCCGTCGCAGGGGAAATCCGAAAAGGCGTAGACCTGCTCAAGAAACTTGTTCGATTTGCCGTAGGTGTTGACGTAGCAGTCATGGCCGGCGATGCCGACAACGCCGATCGCAACCTTTCGGCTGACAGCTTCGCCATACTCGATATCGAACTGAGTGCCACCGGCCGACTTTTGCGCCTTCTTGGCACGATCGCGCTCGATCTTGGAGGCGATCATATTCAGACCGATACCAACGGCGACCCGCCCGAGGACGGTGCCCAGGACAGCGCTAACCGCGCCGCCGATTGCAGACAGGAAGGGCATTTATCTAACCTTGTATGCGCGCGCGACGGCAGAGAAAGGGAGGAACTGAATGTCAAAGCCCGTAATGACTTCGACCCGTTTGCGGCCTTGCCGCTCGACGTGTCCGTAGATCGTCCGAACCGCGAAACCGATCGACGTGAAGACGCCGCAAGAAACCCGGCCGTCCCGCTCGATCACGCCGAGGTCACCGCGTTGCGCCAAGACAGGCGCGATCGGCTCGCCAAAAGCGCTGGCAAGCGCTTCCTCGACGGTCTCAAGATAGCCTGCCTTGCGGAATACCTTGTAGCCCTCCGCTTCGGTCGAATAGCGTTGCAGGTGCGGCAAGATGCGCTCGCCTGTTACCGCCTCGACAGCATCCATTGCCATAATCCAGCAATCCGACTTGCCCCATTCGCCAGGCAACGCCTGATGCTTCGCCACAACCGCGTTGAGGCGCTGTTCCCATCCATCAATCATTGGAATGCCTTTTAGATTTTGGCCGCCTTGCGACCCCAAAACACTTCGATGCGGCCGGCCTTACCGCCATGCTCGAAAAACAGATCACCGGCCGATCGCCGCTGTTGATCGGCATTGGAACGGGACCGGCCGTTGCGCCGGCTGTAGTCCAGCTGCCGGCCCTCGCATCGAGCGGTCAGCACGTAACCTTCCGCCCCATCCTCATCATGATCGATGACATCGAGGTAGCCGCGCGCGACCGCCTCGACCTGCAACAAAACACCCGTGTCAGGATGGAAATGCGCATCGTAAAGCGTAACCGGCCGATCGCGATAATCCTCGTCTTCGATCTTCTGCAGGATGGCAGGCGTAAGGCCGTCATCGGGACTTGCCGCAAGGGTTAGCGTGAAGCTGCTACTTGCAGAGGTGCCGCTACCGTTATCGAGATCGGAAACCTTGATCAGGCCGAACGGCTTGTAGGTGACGCCAGACCACACCAGTTCGGAGCGATCGGCAATGAAACCATACGTGCCCGACCCGAGCTGAAATCGAAGCATTTGCCGAGACTTCACGCGGCCGGCGTCGTAGAGCGCCTGCACTGCCGGTAGGAGCATGATGCTTATTCCTGAAGTTTGAAGGTGACAGAATAAAACCGTCCGGATCGAACAGCCGAAAAGCTGTTCGGGACAGGCCGCATGACAAGCGGGATTTTCGCAAAGCGAACGACCGCATTGGCTTGCGCAACCGCCGAAAAAGGCGGCGGCTCAACCCGGATTGCCCGAGTGGTGCCGGAACCGGAAACCTCAGTCACTTTCCCCATGTAGGTTCTCGACTGGTACTCAAGACCAACGAAATCCCCCAAGGAAAGGCTAAGACCGGCAGCAACGCCGGCAACATTCAAGAGGTTGCCGCCCGTCACTGAAGTTAGATATCCCTCGTCATCCGCCGGCGCTGTGATCTTTCGATGCGCCTTTGGATAGGTGATATGAGGATGCCTGAAGCGGGCCGCCTGAAGCCCGCCACGAAGTGAGAGCCACCAAGCCTCGACTTCCGCGAACTGCGAATAGGTGAGGCGAGGGGCCGTCAAAGAAACCTCCCAATAGGGATCGATCCAATTGGTAAAGTTCGTGATCTTCCCGCGAGTGCGAGAAGCCGTGACGCCATCGATCAAAGCAGGATCAGCGCCGGCTGCATACTCGACGGCCGGCAGCTCGCGCGGGAACGTGATTGCCATTTAAAGCTGCCTTCTCTTTTGCGCTTCCTTGACCGTGCGGATAATTTCCGAAGGAAGTTCGGCATCACGTTTCGCAGCCCAGGCCATTAGCTTTGCATCTGTTTCAGCGTTTCCGCTCGCTTGGATAGTGGTGCGAGCGTCTACCGACACATTGCCGGCCCCGCCGCCCTTCATCTGCGAAATGCTTGGAAAGGTCGGGACACGCGGGACGATCCGGCCGTTTTGGTTCGGAATAAACATTTCCGGCCGCTTCTCGCCCACGATGTACGGTTGACCCTTGACGACAGGGCCGCCGTTCTCGCGGAAGATATTGCCGATCGAAGAGAAAAGACCGCCGAACAGGCCCCCGCTAGATCCTCCCGAGGAAGGCGCAAACAGCTGATCGAACCCACTGCTAAGCAGCATCGAGCCGAACTTTTTTGCCAATCCGCTCAAAGCTTCCCCGAGCGTTTTGGCGCCAGTGATCGCGTCTAACGCCCCACTTTTAAATGCGTCATAGAACTCGCGAGACGCATCCTCTGCCCTGCCTTGCGCTTCCTGTACCTCACGCAGGACATCGGCTTGTCGGGCATATGCCGACGACGCCTCATCGATCTTTGCCCGCTGATCGGCCGACAACTGGATGTTTTCAAGATCCGTCTGGCCCTTGCGCCGGGCTTCCTCGCGCAGATCCGAAAGTGCGGACTGCTCAAGGTCGATCGCCATTCGGCGCTTTTCCTGTTCGCGATATGTAAGGCCGAGAATGTTTTGCTCTTCGACCAGCGCGGCCGTCCGATCGCGTACCGATTGGATGTCCTGATCAAAGCGACTGTCAGCGGTTTGCTTTACCGCCTTCGAAGCGCCACCGCCGCTCGACTTCCCGCGCGCTGCGGACGCCGCAAGGTTGGCAGCGGCAAGCGCTTTGATCTGATCATCCGGCAGGAACCCGCCTTTTTCGGCCAGGTCTTTCTTGATCGAGGCAATTTCCTTTTCCGTCGCCAGCTGCTCTCTGCTCAAGCTGTTCTGGCGGCCGGCTTCATCAGCGTATGCCTTGCCAAGGCGAACCATTTCCTCGCCCTGCTGGCGAGATGCCGCATACTGTCTATAAGCGGCCTTGGCTTCGTCGGAGATCGTCGAACCGCTAGCCCGAGCAAGTTCCTCGCGGGCGCTCCTTGCCCCGGCCGTCACCAGAGCAAGATTGTCGAGCAGAGGTTTCAGGGCATTGGCTAGCGCCTGAAAATTCGAATTTGAGTTCGCCAGCGCATGGATCGAGTTGTTCGCATCCTCCGCACTGATCGAACCGTTTTTCAGACCGTCGCGCAGGTCTTCGAGCTGCTTTAGCTGCTTCGGTGAAATCGTATCGCGATCGACGTTCGTAAAGAGGTTTTCGAATAGATCGAGAACCGCCGTTGTCGCCTTTTCAACCGCGCCCGTCGCGGCCCCCACCTCGCTGGTCAACTTATTGACAAGCACCTGATTGATGCGCCCGCCGGCTTCCTCTGTCTTCGCCGCAGTTTGGCTTGCCGTATCGCCAAGGCGCTTAAGTCGCTCTTCAAACCGGCCGGCACCTTCTCCGGCCTCATCTGAAGACGACGAAAACAGCGCGAGCGCGCCAACTGCCGTCACGCCGACAATCGCGCCGATGGGGCCGGCCGCCGCAGACAGGCCGCCCATTGCGACCGAGAGGCCAGAGATTGTTGCCGCCGCGCGGATTTGCGAGACAAACCGGACAATCGCTGTCGTCGCCAAGCCAAGACTAGCAACCATCCCGCCGATCGAGCGGCCGACAAGCCCGCCGGCGATGATGGCAACAACCTTCAAAATAGCATCGGCCGTTTCGTCGAAATTGTCGGCAAGACCGTTCAAACCTGCAACTAGCCGCTGGCTTGCGCCGAGGCTTTCATCGGTTTGACCAATGTATTTCGTGAAAGCGTTCGAAACCTTCGTCATGCCCTGATCGATGGTTTGCGTAGCGTTCGCCGCCATCTTTTCGATCAAGGGCAAGCCCTTCAGGAACGCCTGAAAGAACTGCTGTCCGGAAACCTTGCCGTCATTCACAAGCTGCTTGAGCTTGTTGACAGATCCGCCGGCCTCATCGAGGCCAGCCGCAACCGCCATCAGGATCGGCCGCGCGCCATCGTTGACGGAATTGAATTCTTCCGCTTGGACACGGGCCGAGCCGAGCAGCTGGCCGAGCTGCTGTAGCGCGCCGGACGCTTGCCCGGCCGAAGACCCGGCAACCTTAAGAGAGACACCGACACCGTCCGCGAACTTGAGCAGATCCGCTTGGCTCGCGCCGAGGTTATCGCTCGCTTGCGCAGCCTTGCCGAAAAGGTCCGTCATCGCGCCAAGTGGGGCCGCATTGTCTTGCGCCGACTGATAAAGGCGGTCGAGAACCGAGATTTGGTTTTCACCGACGACGCCGGCGACCGACAGGCTGTTCTTTGCCGAGGTCCAGGCATCAGCGTAGTGAGCAACAGAGTCCACCGACAAAGCCGCGCCGACACCAAGCAAAGGCGTTGCGAGGCTCGCCGCCATGTTGCGGCCGATGTTGTCGAGGCGCTTGTTCGTCGCAAGCCAAGTCGTCTCAACCTGCCGAGCCGTCTTTGCCACCACTCCGTTGACCTTCTGCAGGTCTCTCATGAAGGGGTTGAGCTCCATACGCATCGTTGCGCGCAGTTCGTCGATGCTAACGGACATAGCTATTCCTGTCTCTGATAAGGGAACGGGTCTCGGCCGAGTGGTTACGGCCGAGGTGCGAGCTTCGCCAACATGGCAAGATGCTCATCATAGGAGGGAGGTTCGGCAACCTCTTCCGCGCCATTGGCTTTAGAGTACCCGTCCGCGCAGGCGGCAAATTCCCAAAGCGACAGCTTATCGACCTCGCGCGGCGACATGCCCATGACGACGCCAAGCCCGTAAAGATCCGAGAAAACTAGGCGTCTGTCGCCTTCTTCGTTTTCCCGGCCTTCGGCTTTCCCACTTTCTCGCCCTCCGGAGCCGTAAGGGCATGATGAAGGATCGCAGCGGCCACGCCGACATTGTCAATAAGGGGGAACTTGTCCACCTGATCGACATAGGTAGAAACGGCGATAAACGCGTCTGTCGGGGTCATGCCCGCACCGATCAGGCCGAGGCGTATCGTCTCGCGGACATCCTCAACCCGCCAATCGCCGCCGACACTACGAAGAAGAGCGTAAGAGTTGAAATCGGCCAAGAAGTCCGGATCGGCCGCGCCGAGCGAGTAGTCTTCAGGCGAAGGACGCTTAACGTTCGCGGCCTGCGGTTGCGTTGAAACAAGCCGCGTGAGGATGGTTGCGGGACCGGCGTTGCTGGCGGCCTGCAATTCCTGCAAACCGCCGAGATCGAGCCGAAACGAGTGTTTCTTGCCCCCAAAGGGAAGATCGACAGCGCGCGTCATGCGGCGTCAACCCAAACAACCTTGCCGTCCGACTGCAAGGCGACTGTGGAAGACACATAGCCCTTGCCTTCCTTCGCGATACCGAGCGAGGTGACGACATACCTGCCTGCATACCAGCCGCCGCCCTTTGCTTTAGGTTCGTCCATCAGGACGCGAGTATTGATCGGCTCGCCGCTCAGCATCTTGTCGCGCAGCATCGCGAAGCTGACAGGGTCCATCGTACCCGCGCCATTGATGCTGGCAGACAGCGTATCGACCGAGCGCAGCACCCAGCCAGGCGCGTCCGGATCTTCGCAGTTGGGGTCCGTAGCGTCTGTGGTAGTGGCCTCGACAGTAAAATCCTGCGAGGTGTTGATCGTGCAGGCATGGGCGAACACTTCAGGCGCGGCACCATTGCCGAACTGGACAAGCAGCTTCTTAGTCGTCGACATGACGATTTCCTTTGTTGAAAATTATGGGAGGGGAGATCGGCCGATCGCGCCGGCTAAGCCGGGTGAGTATCGATCGAAAGCGATATGCGCGCCCGCCGGGTCTTGCCGTCCGGATCACGCATAAAGTTGATGTCCTCGACTTCCATCGAGTCGAGAACCTGACCGGGAATTTCAAGGTCTTCCTGATCGAGCGCTGTGCCGATCGCGGCGGCGATGCGCTTCACTTGCGGATAGCCAACCTCGCGCGACCAAACGTTGATGACGATCTTTGTCGTCGCCCGATCGGCGCAAGTTTCGTCGATCGGAGCGATGCCGCCGTCACCAAGCGAGATATAGGGCCACGCCGCGCCAGTAAGCGCCTTGCGCTTTTCTTCCGCCGGGACATCATCATAGATGCGCTCGCCGGCTTCCGTGTTGAGCGCTTTAAGCCGGCCGACCAACGCGATCTGAATTTCGATAGGATCGATCATTTCGTGCCTGCCGTCTTCAGTGCGCGGCGGGCCGCTGCTCGAACCGCCCGCCGCGCCTTTTTCTTCTGTGTCTGAATGGCCGGCATAAAGAACGGGTTCGCGTCCATGTTTTCCGTGCCGAATTCCTGCGCCAAGGCATAATCGTATTCGGGAACAGCATACTCGCTGTCCCGAACCGGCTTTGTCGTGGCCGGGCCGCCGGCGCGGATCACAACCCCGATTTCAGGATCGGGAAGAGGCTCGGAACGGATTGTCGAGGCGAGGGTCAAATCGTCCTTCGGCGCAAGCGAGCGCTGAAGCATGTTGATCTGTCGCCCTTGCAGCATCAGCTCAGCCTTAACCTGCTTGCGGACTTCCGCTGGAATACGCTCGAGGCGACGGCGAAACTTTTCGAGGCCAATGATTTTCATGATGCGACCCCGCTTTGAACGACCAGATAGACGCATTGCGGATCGGTCACGGCATCAACCTCGCGGATCGCGTAGACCGTACCGCGCTGTAGATCGCGCAACTGCCAATCTGAAGTAATGGTGCGCGTGTCCGGATCATTCCGGAGACGGATTTTCATGGTTGAGCGGCCTTGCAGACGTTCGGCGCTGATACCCTCGCCACCGCCAGCGTAGACAAAGCCGGCGCGGCGTTCGAACCGCTGGACAAAGGTGGACTGGTAGTTGCCAGCGCCATCGTCGCCGTCTTGCCTCGCATCGAGAGCGACAAGCTCTTTGAGATCCCCGGCCTTCATCGTTGCGCTGCCTTGCTCGGCCGCCCGGCCGGCTCGATCGCCACGGCCTTGCCGGCCGCAATCGCTTTGTCTGCGCAGTCTCGCTTTACCGTTCCGGAAAAGCCGGCTTTGTAAGCGATCGTGACGCCGAACGCCGGCGGCCGATAATCGTAGTCTTCAGTGAATTTGACGGAAGCCATTTTCCCCCCATCAGGCCGCGACGTGGCAACGCGCATGCTCGTTTAAGATCCACTCGACGCCAAGCGGAACAGGCTTACTGCCGTCATCCGACGCGGCCTCACGATGCAAGTTGCGATGACCGACAAGAAGCGCGACAGCGTCCATTAGATCGCCGGGAACGTCATCGGGATCATCTTCCCCGAGGAAATAATCGATCTTGACCGCTCCCGGCAGATTGGCAGTCGCCGGCCAACTTTTGCCCGGCGCTGGCACCAAGCGCGCCGGCTCGCTACCGGCGTCGAGGTAGTAGGTGCCGGGATCGAGCAGGCGGGCAACGCCGCCGGGATCGATATAGGTGATATCAGCGATCGACTTGACCGGCGCACCGGGCAAGAAAATGCAGGACTGAAAAGCATCCATGGACTTGCGCCACGTCTGCCGCATCATCGCAAAGCCGATGCCTTGCGGGCCGTCGATACGGGCGATCGCGCCGCGCAAGAACCGCTCCAAAAGCTCATCATCGGCGGAATGCTCGATGTAGAGCCAACGTTTGAGCGTTGGGAGCGGAACAAGGGCAGTCGCGGCCGGCCGCTCCAA